GTATAATCTTTAACTTCAAATCTAGAGGAAACGGTAGACTTATTTGCACCTACTTTAATATTACTAATGTCGCTTTTCGCTTTACTGGGAATAGGAGATGCTTTGGTTAAATCTAATAATATTGGTTTTAACTGAAATGTTAATTTAAGTAAGGTATCGGAGGTAGGTGCAATCGTTATTTTTTTTATGTCTGATTGTTTACCCTTTTCGGCTATAATATCTTTTAGCGCGGTTTTTACTTCCCCTTCACTTTTATTACCAGTAAGCATTCCAAAATTTTTGTTATTCTTTTCTAATAATTCGGTTAATTTTTGTTGTGATATAGGTGCAGTTCCGGATATAACTTTAATAGCAAACTCGTCATCATCTACTTCTTTTTTCTCTACGCCTACTGTTTGAAATTCAATACCACCTAATAGACTACTTAGTTTATTGATTACCTTTTCTAAGTATCTTGAAATTATATTATCTATTTCTTTGTGTCCGGGAACCTTTTTCAATTCACCTTTATCAGTTTTATATTTATATTTTTCCACATTCGCATTATGTATTTCTATACCTTCTATCATTTGTAAAAAATCATCTACATCTTTATCTGTCTCAAACGAAGGACTCCAATTAAGAAAACCTTTATCTTCTCTCATACCTTCCTGTAATTCGGCAAAATATTTTGCTGATTCTTTTCGTTCTTTTTCGGTACTAGCCTCTAGTTGTTCTTCTATTGTTGCTTGTTCAGAATCTCTAATATTATCTAACAAACGTCTAAATTGAGTCTTTATTTTTTCTAATGGTTCTTTTACTTCTTTATCATAGGCAGGGTCTGCTGTAAAAGCGTATAATAATCTATAATCCATAAGCGTTTCTTCTGCGTGTGGTCTTCTAGTAATTGATATTGCTACTGCCTTTGCTATTAAATCATCTAATGTTAATTCTGAAAATAAAGGGTTCTCTTGTAGTTCTTTTTCTGTAACCCTATATAACTGAATATTATCATCTATAATACTCCTATGTAACTGTTGTAAAAATTCACCAACTGTTTCTTCAAAATTTAGATTATATTTTTCAAATCCCTTTTTACCACCAAAATAATCTTCTACATATTTTTTTGTATAATCTATGTATGCTTTTATTTCTGATGGACGGTTAATCACCGAACCCCATTTATTAATAAATTCTTCTTTGTTTATACCTAATGATTTAAATTTATCTCTTTTTGGAGTAGGCTCAACAAATGTTTCTTCGTCCTCTTTCATTTCTTCTAATAGTTCTTGTACTATTGGGTCGTCTATTTCAGTAGGAGCAAATTTATAAAAATATTTACTGTCTGGAGTCTGATTTCTAATATCCCTTAAAGTAATATTAGGATTAAGATATTGTCCATCTCCTATTTTTTTCTCTAGTTCTTCTAAAAACGCTTTACCCTTTAATCTTTCATCTACTTCAATGTCTTCTCCATTAACCAGTAAAGATGATAATGAAGATGTTTCAATGCCTTCTAAGTAGTCTTTGATGGATAAATTTAATAATTTTTCAAATGAGTTATTATTTATCTCATCAAATAATTTACTATTAAAACCTCTAATATCTCCTAGTCGCTCTAATTCTTCATCATGAGAAAATAGCCACCCAGAAAGGTTTCTTTTTATTGCTCTTATATTACTAATAGTTGTGGTATTTTCTACAATAATGCTAGGGTTTACTTCGTCATCTATTGTTGTAGTATAGGCAGTTTTAGGAAAAATAAAATTACTTAATACCTCTATTGCTACCGCTTCATCGTACGCGTCATTTTGGCTAAGACCATCATAACCTTGTATTCTATCAACATTAGTTTTATCGCTCAAAAAAGGTTCACCCCACTAGGACGAAAACCTCTAAATTAGTCCATGATGCTGATTCAATTCTTAGACCGTTATGGCACATAATACCGTCTACTTCATGAACTAATGTTAATCCAGTATTACCACCAGCACCATAATTAATTGTAAACTGAGCAATCAAACCATCGTTATCTCCGCCAGCACTATCAATAACTAATCCTGCATCAGAAGAATCAGTTGTTAAATCCTCATCAACAGTAATTACATTTGAAGTTAAATTAGTAATAGTCATAGATGCTATATCATTATCTGATTCATCAGCACCTGAAGTAGCAATTTTTTGACCGATAAATAATCCTTTATCTTCCCATGTTCCGCTACTTAGTGTAATTGTATTAGCAGTTGCCGCTAAAGCAACAGCAGCCGGAACAGTAAAACCTGTACCGATATTGTTATCATATATTTTAAATGCGCCTTGGCCGTTAGACCCTGCATTTAATACATTGATTATAATTCCCCTAAAAGTGCAAGGGTTCTGATGTGTTCCCCTATTTGCATCATTGAATTTATTTAAAATCTTAACTACATTGGTGTTTCCAGTACATCTAATACTTCTAGTTCTTGCCATATTATCCACCGACTTAATTACCACTACCTGTAAACCCACTTATAAACTTAATGTAAGTAGGCTTACAGATAGTAGACATAAATGTTATTATTCTTCCTCTTCAGACGATAATAAACCTAGTAAGGTTGATTTCGTATCTAATTTAGAATATTCCAATCCGCGTTCATCGCATAGAGACTGTAATTCACTTTTAGTCATAGAAAGAGAAGGTTCCTGTTGGGCTTCATCAGAAGATTCTTCTTCCTCCACCACAACAGTTTCTTCAACAGTTTCTTCTACTGTTTCAGTAGTTTCTTCTGTTGTTTCACCTTCAATTTCCCAACCTGTATCGTTACTTAATCTAGGCAACCAATCGTCGGGTACTTCTGTCCAAACATTAGGATAAAATTCTCTGCCGTAAACTCGACAAAATCCTTTTACATATCGTACTCGAACCATATTAATCACCTTAAATTAATCCCCATACTCTTACTCTAATTTCACCAATGTTATCAGTATTAGATGCAGCAGCAGCATGAATTTGAAATTCATTTCTGTTTGCACCAGTTTGGTATTTACCACCATCGGCTGCTCCAGATGCTACTTCTGCACTAATCATAGATACTGCATATCCACCAGAAATAGTATCTACTGAAATACCAGATACTACTACACAAGAAATTTCACTTAAACCTAAACTAGAGGCAGTAATTGTTTCTCCGTTAGCAGTATATGAAGTAATATCAATACTAGCATCTACAACATATTCATTACCTACAACTCTAGGTTTATCAGAACCTAAATGGTCACTAATCAGTGTTACTGTATGAGTCATTTTATATCACACTCACGAAAGGTTTGTGATTTTACCTTGTCCCTTGAAATAGGTACAAACTAATTCAGCAATCGTTCTATACATTCCACGGTTTCCTAGTTTTCCGACACCGAATGGGTCGCCAGAATCAATTCCACCTTCAAAGTATTCAGTAGGTTTTAGAGTACATAGGAAAAGATGGTCAGTATCTAGGATAAAAATATCCGATAGACCGCTTCCAGAACCAGTACTTCCCATATCCTTACAAGGAATAATAGGAATATCGTGATAAGTAGCAACCTTAAAACCAACTTCTCTACCTTTAACTCCGCGAACTCCGTTATGACTTGGCATAATTTCAGTTCGTCCCATGAATCTTTCTTGGGATTGTAGTAATTCACCGAGGGCTTGAATTGTATCATACCCTGTTAGAATAACTTTCGGAGAACCGCCTCTAATCTGTAACTCACGTAGAGTAGTATTTAGGATATTCAAAGTTAATGGCCTTCTGGCAGCATAACTTGACCCAAAATCTACAAATGCGTTTAGCCAATCAGCACCAGAAGATGCTCTTGCATGACCATACAAATTAATTAATTGTGCGTTACTTGTTTGTGTACCGGTTAGAATTACTCCACCGTCCATAGCATCAATTTCACTAAATGATGAAACAATCTTATACAAAGATGTTAAGTTATTTCCAATTCCGCTAATTGATGAACCACCACTAAGATGAGATTCTAATGGCATTAAAGCCATATGATTCATTACTTCTGCGTGAGAAACACCGACTTCTTCACGGTAAGCAGCCATAATATCTCCTATACCGTCATCAATCTTTGCCATAGCAGCAGCAAGTTCAGAAATCTCAAACTGATGTGCGACAGTTTTTGGACTTGCATACATTACATCATATACTGGCTTTAGAGGACTTAATCCATCTGTTGCGCTTGTAGTAAATGATGCGTTTTCTGCTACACCACCAATATTTGCTTCTGTTAAAGAACCGTGACCGGTTCCTCCTGTTGTACTAAAAACATCACCAGCACCACCGAGAGCGCGTTCTTTTAGAATACGCCAACCGGAGGAACTCCAAGGTTTCTTAGGTAAAACACTTAATGCGTTAATTTCGCGGTTAAGCATTGACCAAACTTTTTGTCCATAAATTAAGTTATATAAACCACTACCAGCAGCCGCAGATGCCAAAGTAGTATCGTGAACTGAATGAATTCCTGATTCTACACCAGCAGCCTTTAATAGACCGTAACCTGCTCCGCCATAGGTGGCTCTTTCTAAATCTTGTATTGTTCTAATTGTATTTACACTCATTTAATTCACCCCTGTAAATCATGGAAAAGTTGGTTAACTTCTTCCCATGATAATTCTCCTACATTCTGCATCTTAATAACCATTTCTTCACTAAGTTGTGGTCCTGCTACAGCAGCATCAACCTGCTTAGTAATAACTTCGTTATTTGTTTCAAGAGACTTACGCAATTCTGCGAACTCTTGTTTCAAAGAAGCAACTTCTGATGCTGCATCGTAACTAGCCTTTTCAATTTCAGCCTGTTCTGCTGCCAATTCGTTAGCATAAATTGCTTCAAATTGTTCCTTAATTACATCATATGTTCTTGCTTCTTCCTTCTCTAACTTAAATTGCTCGTAAGCCTTTGCTAGAGTTTCTTCCGTCAAATCTAGACTAGAAACTGAATCAGACTTTCTTGCGATAAAGTCCTTAAAGTCTCCAGTATAACGACCAGTTAGTTTGCCTTCAATAACAGACTGTCCTGTTTCGTTATGTCCATAAACGACAGATTCGGCCTTCATTTCCTCATCGTCCATGTTTTCTTCATCATCGTCTTCGGCCTTATTATACATAAGATTCTCTTCATCTTCTTCCATGTTTTCCATTGCCATGTCCTCTACTTCCATAGATTCCATATCATCTTCTTTCATGTCTTCTAGAGAATCATCTTTCCTAATTTCTACCTGCTCTCTTAAAGCAGATACAACTTCATTAAATTCTTCTAATGCTTTTGCTATTTCTTCAGACATTTTATCATCTTCCTTTTTTAATTCTTTTACTATATCGAATTTCGCTTCGGGGTTTATTCCTTCTTCACAAATCGTCACTTCATGTAACTCCAACTTATCTATTTCTTTATACGTTCCTATGTCGGGGTCATATCGGTTGGACTTGTGAAGTGCTTGTCCCCCGATACTAAAAGAGCGCAAATTCCCCCTACGAATTTCACGCCCTACTTCTCTTGCCTTTTCTATATCATCTCTTAACTTAATAACTACAAATAGTCCGGTATCATCAACATTTGTTTTTAATACATTACCCTTTGAATCTGTCCAAGAATCAATAACTTCACCCACTTGAACATTTGAATGGGTTATCATAACATTTTTGTAGTCACCTTTCATAAATTTACTCGATGCATCCTTTAATGCATCTAATGTGATTAAATCATTTTGTTTATCAACCACATCAACAGACGCATATCCGGCAATAACTAATGGTTCATTTTTAAGAGACTTTAGAATAACTAATTCGCTACCCGCCCCATAATGTGAACCTAACATAGTTGTGCTAAGAGCCATTGTTAGTCATGTATACATTATACTATATAAAGTTAATTAGAAAACTTAAGTTTTTTATACTTATCGTCATAGATATTTAGTAGCCCTTCATCACTTGATTTAGGTGTCGGTTTGGTTTTAAAACCAGTAAAGGCTATCCACTTTCTTTCGTCTTTAATGGGTACGACTCTAAAATGTATTTTACCATCATACATCTTAGAATCTAATATATATTCGTGGTAACCATCTCTTTGACTACCAATTATTGCACCGCCCTCTGATATTAATTTAACCTTATCTGCATCGTCATCTATTTGTGCCAAAAACTTATCTGACTTACCAAATAAATTATATAAGTCTACTTTTTCATTTTGTTCTATTCTCCAAATATATTCCTTTCCTTTGTGTATTATAATAAGATTTAAATTATCATCTTCTCTACGCCATAATTCAAATTTTGTAGGTTCTGCTTTTAGTTCAACCTTATCATCATTACTAAATAATTTGGATGACTTATCATATAAAATACCGTAAGCCATACCTCTTTCTCTAATAAAATTAGTTACTTCTTTTTCTAACTCTTCACCTTTACTTTTAAATAATCTAGTTAAAATATTATTAAGATTTTCTGCTCTTTCTATAATATCTTTAACAGTTACCTTGCTAAATTCTTGAGTCATATTACTAACAAGAGTCATTAAAATAGAACTATCTTTGTGATATTTTTCACCTAATGCTTCTTTCCATAAATCTAAATCTACTAAAGCATTTTTAGCCATTAGGTTATTATTTTCAAATCCATGAAATACAAATCCCTCCATAGATAATTCACCTTTTATAATCGCATCACCGTGAATATTGTCTGTAATTTTATATGATTTAGTTAGTGCTTCTATTGTATAATCTGATAATCTTTTCTTATTATCTTCTGATAAAAACTTTAATGTTATTATTTTTTCTGCTTCGTCAACTTCGGGTATCTCTACAAACTTTGCAGAATAGATAGAAAATCCTTTTTTATTTGCTTGTACTTCATCTACCTTTACTCTAATAATTTTACCTACTTCTACTTTTTCTTTAGTATTAAGTGCTTTACCAACACTTAGGTATTTTTTATCAGCATGTTCTACTAATGGTTTATACTCATCGTCGTCATCAACAGGCCCAGCACCTAAAGTATAACTAAAAGTACCATTTTTATTTTCTCTAGATTCTAATACTATTAAATCTAAATCTATAAATTTTTTCCATTTAATCCATTTAGGATTCTTTTTCTTTCCTATAATATAGGAAGATTTAGCATCTTTAATTACTACTCCCTCCGATGTGGGATTTTGCATTATTTCTTTTGCATATGATTCTATTTCTTCTAATGAATCTGCTGAACGTGTATCTCTTTTAGAAGGAAATTGTATTTCATCATCACTTAAAGCGCTGTATTCTCTAAATAGAGCCATAATTCTTTCTTCTAGTTTTTTAGAATATAAGTCCTCTCCTTGATGTCTAAGAATATCAAATACATGTATTTTGATGTCCCCCTCACTATCTTTTTTATTAATATAAGCAATAGTATCTGCTCTATGAAGTGGCTCGTTTTCTTTATATAATACTGCTTCTGCATCTAAAATACATTTTGGAAAAGCATCTTGTTCTAACCGTTTTACTTGTTTTGGAAACTTATCTGTAATATCTCTACCATTAAATGAAAATATTTTAACAGTTTTAAGTTTGTGAATTTGAATGCGTAGACCATCAAACTTTTCTTGAACTATCCACTCACCAGTAAACCCACGTAGTTCTTTTAAATCTTCAATATCGAAAATTCTGTACATTGGTTTATTTGGCATAATAAATGTATTTAGTTTAGTTTGGTCTTCTTTAAGTACGGGTGCAGACTGAGCAATATCTCTTAGTACATCTAATACTAACTTAGCATGACTAGTAGTAACATTTTTTGCTTGTTGCATTCTGATAGGAGATATTCTTAATTCCATATAAGATTTTAAATTAGAGTCTTCTTCCATAGTATCTACTAACTCATTAATTAGATTAGCCCATTCACCACCGTAAGATTTTGGGTCTTCTTTAGCGGTTAAATATAATACTCGACAGTGGTTATATTTTGGCATATATTTCATATTACCCATAAGCAATATCTCCTGATGCATCTGGTGAAATGGCTCTTATCATTCTATTAATTAAATCTTGCTCAGTCGATAGGTATTCTTGAACTAAATCAGTTAAATCTTTATCTCCTTTAATATGTCTAATATTAACAGACATATTTGGTAATTCAAAATCTAAAGCAAAGGTAGCACTAATTCCTTCAACACTAACTTTAAAGTTTCTAGGAAATGTTATTGCATCTCGCCCTGTGCTAAATTCAGAAGTTTGTACCCCTGCGTGTTCTAACATTAAGCCCGCTTCTTGTAATTCTTTACCTAGTATAGTTATAACTTTCATGAACTCAGAATTACTTAATCTTCTTTTTAGAATAAGTTTCCAGTCCACATTAAACCACCTAGTATAACTCTTCTGTTGGTTTATCGTCATCGGCAGGTCTATTTACTTTCTTTGCAGAAACTTCTGTAGAACCTTCTTGTTCGACTAATTTTCCTAGAAGTTTATTTACTGATTGTACTTGTTGTGCAATAGCAGCAAAGGATGCAGCCATTTCTGGTAGACTTTGTTTTACTGACTTAGGTTCTTTTCCTCCTAATCTTTTACCTCTACTCATTGGACCGGCATCATCTTCCATAGGTTCTCTATCGCCACCACGCTTTTCATACTTAGCACCAGTTAAATCTCTTTCCATAGTATTTCTACCATATGCTTTTTTCATGGTTTGTGGCTTATTTGGTTTTGCTGCACCGCGAGGAATAGAACGTGGGCCTAATGGACCATCATCAAATTGAACACCAAAAACATCTAACTTTTTAGATGCTGGCTTTTGTATTTTAACATCTTCTGCGTGTAAATCTGGGTCCACTGGACTAGCCAAATGATTACTAATTAAATATGTTAACTCTCTTAATTGAGAAAGTGCCATTGTAGCCTTTTTCTCAGCATCGCTTTGGCCCTCTCTATGAGCCGATAAATTTTCTCCTTCACCTAAGTTTGTATAATCCATTTTATTCACCATTAAATTTTTTTACCATATCATCTAATTCTGACCAGTCCATCTTAGCAATAACATCTGCATCTGGAACTCCATTATTAGTTTGAATAGTTGGTCTACTTGTTTCGGCTCTAACTAAACCGGATTTCATAAGTATATTATCAGTGCTGTAAACCATAGCCTCTAAATTTTTAACACGGTCTACTAGACTTTTCAAAAGTAATTGTAATTCTTCTTGTTGATTTAATTCTTCACTCATCTTCATCACCTGACTTTGGATATATGACTTCTCTAATTGATTTATATAGTTTTTCATACTCACGACGCAACCTAACTGCGCGCTTTACAACTTTTAGATTCTCGTCCTCGTACTTAAGGATTTGCTTCTTTAAGTTTTTATTTTTATTGACTACACCTAAAGATTTCATAGCAGTAATCAATTCTCCCAACTTTAATACGTCCTCATTAAAATATTCTGTTGGGTTCGCTAACTGTAATAAAGTTTTAATTAATCTCTTATCTCTTTTATTTAATTCTTCTAATATAATACCAGTATCTTCTTTAATGATTGTATCTGATTCTACTCCTAGTTCATTTAATAAATCATCTACGGCCTTTGCCATATCTGTTCTAGAAAGTATATCTGATAACTCTTGTGCTCTTTCTTGCGCTCTACTGGTAGAAAATGTGCCTTCTGCATATGCTCTTATCATTGGGCTTCTAAAGTTTAATTCTTTTAATTCTATGCGAATCTCTTTAATTCTTTCATCTATATCTTGACCCGGAGTATGTTTTTCATCATTCAAGTTAAGATTTTTAACATTCCCCATATTACTAAGTCTATCAGCAAGATTACTCACTTGCATATCTTCTGATGGATTGCGTTTTTTCTCACCTAACTCTTTAAGTTCATCCATAAGTTCTACAATTCTAATTTCTTGTTTTGCTTTTTCTTCTTTTGCTTCTTGACTAAGAGCCTCATGTTTTTGTCTTCCTTCCTCAGAACTTGCTACTTCTTGTAACAGTTTTACATCACTAGGGTTATCAATATCATACTTTCTACCAGCAAATTCTATAACTATTTTTGCTTCACTTTTAGGTATCTTTCTAGTAGTTACCTTCTTAGGAGCAACAGCAAATGTTGGACTACGCTTTCCTTCAAAACCTTCTGCTGTTTCTTCTGTTTGAATTCTTACTCTTGTATCGGGTCTACGTCCACCTATACGTTTATTTATTTTATCTACAAAATTTATTATCCCTGCGCTCTTATATTTTTTAATCCAAATTTTATTAAGTATTCTTAACATACTTAATTCTACGTCGGGAATTATTAATCTATATTGATTTTCAGTGCTATTTATATATCTAACTAGTTCACTAAAAAAATAATCAACTGACGCATATATTCTTCTAATACTTTTACGAAGCGTATTAAATTTCGACTTATGCACTTTAGGGATTGTATTTTCATCAATTAAATCAAGCACCATTGTTTCAAAAGCACTTACACCCGCATCACTTATTTCTTTATTACTTATGTAATTAGTTAATTTAGGAACTCTTATATTTCTTTCTCCTAAAGTATATCTCGGATTTCCTTCTAATAATGAGCCGTATAAAGTATTAAAATTAATTTTAACTTTAGTAGCACGAACTGGAGCAATTTCTTCTCTTCTTGGAACCCCTTCTTCTTCGGGTTTTTCTCCTTCTAAAAAATCAAATTCTTTACTTCTTCCCTCTTCGCCTCTTTCTTTTATTCCACGTTGTCTCATCATTTCTTTTACTCTTTTTTCTGCCTCTATTTTTGCCTTACTTTTTTTAGGCTCATTTTTAGAGACATTATCCAAACCCATTTTATCACCTTAAACTTCTTTCATTTTTTTACTCATTCTTGGACCACCAGTTATAACACCGGGAACAGAAGGTTCTGCCTCTTTCTTTGGTTCTGTTACTTCTGGAACTCCAGCAGGCACTAAATTAGTAGTAGTTTTCTGTACTGGTTCTGGTTTGTTTATCTTATTCTCAATTTGACTTAATTCTTGTTTCATTGCGTTTAATTTTCTTTGTATCATATCACTCATATTTTACACCTCTTCTTTTTAATTCTTCCATAATTGCTTTTAATTCTTCCATATCCATTTTATTTTTTGGGCCTCTTCTTAAATTATCATATAAACTTTTAAGACCTATATTATCGTAACTTCTATATTTACTTTTTAATATATCTTGCCAGTTCATCTTGTTTCAGTTCTCCTATCTACATTTTCATTTGCTGTTCCAGCAGGAGAACCAGTATTTCTATTTGCTAATTGTAAAGCAGAACTACTTTGATTTCCTCTACCTTGTGTTTGAACTGGTTGATTTGCTTGTTGTAATGACTGTGCTTGCATTTGTCCTAAGTATGCTGCATCAACATCGGTTCCAGCAAATGGGTCGACTTTAAAATCACCACTTTGTTTTGCTTGTTGTATTTGTTTATCTACTTCTACAATTTTCTTATATATGAAATTACCATCTTCATCCATATCTACATCAAAACCTAAGTTCTTCATTTGTCCAGCAAGATTAACTTCTACTTCTCTTCTTCTCAAAGCATGAGTATCGTCCTCTTCTTCGGAGCGTAATAATCTAATTTTCCAATCCGTAATACCAAATTGCTTTTCCATAAATGGAAATAAATACTTATTATATACGCTTTGTGCTAACTCTACTGTTCTATTAGTAACTGTAACTTGTAGTCCTTCATTATTTAATCCACCACCAGTCGTATTGTCCGCTTGAAATATAGGAGAAACTCCATAAAATGCACCTATCCTTAAACGCAAATCATCTTTAACTGCTGAGTAATCCATCTCTTTTAGACTTTGCATAAAGGGAACCCAATTAACTCCACCACGTCCACCGGCCTCAGTTTCAATACCCATAATAGGAATATAATGTGGGTCTTTTTCTAACTTCTCTTTTACACCTCTCCAATAACGAACTAAAGAATCCATATTATTAGTTTGTACTGCTAATATACCTTTAGGTGTTCTAGCCTTACTATATGATGTATTAATATAGTTCTCCATAGCAATAAGAGTTGTAACATGGGTCCATAGAGTTAGAATAGGTGGTTTTCCATATAACCTACTAGGACTAAATTTACTAATATGTACCACTTCACCTTCGATATAATATTGTTCTTTACCATGTACTCTATTAATATAAACTACTGGGTGCAAACCAGCACCACATTCAGGACATTGTTCATGTGGGTCATCAGTATAAACATCTCTATGAGTAACACAAGTATAATGTGAAGTTCCTCTATCTCCATCTTCATCAACATCAATAAACATAGTCAATGGGTCACCACGATACAATTCTTTTACCTTATGTAATTTAATATTACCTAATTCGTCTAAATAATATTCTTTAACAAATATTAAATATGCGTCATCTGCAATATTTAAATCGGTCTCTAATTCTTTTAGAATGTCTATAAATAATTGGTCTGATTTATTAACATAGCCTTCAACCATTTTTTCAGCATATTTTTTCTGCTTAGGGTCTGGAGTCACAAATTCTATTCCACCACATGAAGGGCATTGTTCTACATCTGAACTTTGGAATTCCTCTCCACAACTAACACACTTTTTTACAAATGCTTTTTCCCACATGTAGCCTCTACGAA